GTCTACTACATCAGCCGCTTTACCCGCGCTGACCCGCTTGAGACCATTCCCGTTGTCTCGGAACTCCTCAACCTTGGTGTGACGCTGATCAGCGTGACCGAGGGTGAGTTCCGTAAGGGCAACCTCATGGACCTAATCCACCTCATCATGCGTCTTGACGCCGCTCACAACGAGAGCAAGAACAAGAGCGACGCAATCAGCAAGGCCAAGCGAAAGGCTAAGGAGCTTGGCGGGTTCGTGGGAGGGACGGCCCCGTTTGGTTTCAAGCTCATGCCTGAGACGGTCATTGACCCGGCGCGCAACAAGCCCATCGTCATTCAGGTCCCGTACGAGGAGCCTGCCGAGTCTTGGATCATTGACGAGGCCGTGAGCCGCATTGAGCGGCACATGGGCGAGCCCATCACTCCGGGCAAGACGCACCCGGGTTCTCTGTCCGGCATCTGCGCTGCGTTCAACCACGAGGGGGACAAGCCCACCCGGGGTCAGCGTGTCGGCAAGGAACGTAAGAACAGTGGTTGGGAGGTAAAGACCCTTGGTCGCATCCTCATGGACCCGCGCATTGCCGGTATGGACGCTGAGGCCGTTTACGGCGTGAACGACGAGGGGGCGACAACTACGAACATCGTGGGTTACCGCATTCTGCGCGACGGGGACGGGGAGCCGATTCCCTTTGCCCGTCCGCTTATCGACCCTGCCCGCTGGTGGCGTTTGCAGCCGTGGCTTAAGAGCCGTGGCCGTGGTCGTGGCCTTGCCCGGGGCACGTCGCTCCTTAGTGGTCTGCGGTCCGAGACCAACCGCGCTATCACTACGTGTGAATGCGGCCGGTCCATGGGTTCGCTGAACACGACACACCAAGTCAGTAAGCCCTCTTACCGCTGCACTCGTGCGCGGGGTAAGGAACTGCCGGGTGAGCACGTGGGCGGTAACACGATCGTTCAGGAGTACCTAGACGCGCACGTTGCCCGACGCATCTTCGCTCTGATCAACGCGAGTGATCAGGATGACCCTGAGGCGTTGGGTGTCATCAAGGCGGCTACCAAGCGGTTCGCAAGGACCATAGAAGCCCCTGAGACGGTCGAACAGCGTCAAGCCTTGGTCCAGGAGCGTGCGGAGGTTGTTCGGGCGCTAGAGGAGCTGTACGACGCTCAGGAGGCGGGCGGGTACTCCAACCCGATCGGTCAGCGCCGGTTCATCACTCTTGAGGCCAAGCTCAGCGAGCGACTTGAGGCGGTTGAGGAGCGGATCAAGGCTATGGATGCGTCTAGCTCTCCTGATCTGCCCTTGGGCTCTTGGATGCCGGACGAGGGCGACCCGATCGGGGATGGCTCGTGGTGGGCACTGGCGACCCTTGAGGAGCGTCGTGAGTTCATCGCGCTGTTTGTGGACCGGATCACGGTCAGCAAGGCTCTGAGGCGTGGTGGGCGCACTTGGACCGATGCGCAGATGCACGAGCGGGTGCATATCGCATGGGTGTTCGAAACACAAGAGGTTGGCCTTGATCTAGCTGCGTGATCTGCGTCACACCTATAGCCCCGTCTCGGGATGACCTGAGGCGGGGCTTTTCCACATCCTGTGGATAACTGCGGGTACAGCGGGAGAGGTGAGGGGGCTCAATGTCCGATTAGCCCAAGTTCAATGATGACGAATGATGAAATGACGTAGAGTTCAGATCACCTATACATAGTCTCTCTCTAAGCCCTTGTGGCGTTAACCGGGATCGTGACGTATTTCTGTCACTCGTCATAGTGGCGGCTCGCGCTCCTCCCGCGCTGTGGAGAATCCCGGGCGCCCCGGTAGGAAGTGCTTGCGCTCTAGTATATGTAGAGCAGAAAGCGCGTTTCCCGCGCACACACATTCGCACTGGCGGTCTGAGGCCGTGCATTCTGCTTAGCTCACGTGGTGTCTCCCCTCCCTCTCCCCAGGGTTGAGCACGCGTGAGCGTTTGCCGATCTAGCTCAGTTGGTAGAGCGCCGGAGTGAAATCCCGGAGGTCCCTGGTTCAAGTCCAAGGGTCGGCACTTCGGTTCGGTAGCTCAGTTGGTAGAGCAGGGGGCTCTTAATCCCCGTGTCGTTGGTTCAAGTCCAACCCGAATCACGGAGCGTGAGAGGTAAGCGGGGCATGCACTCCTCGGCCGGTCGGTGTACCGGTTCTCACGCAATGGTTTGTAGCTCAACGGCAGAGCGCCGGATTGTTAATCCGGATGTTCCTGGTTCGAATCCAGGCAGACCAGCTTGGTGCTGACAATAGACCTTGACCGGTCAACGATACGCACCCTGGGTGAACACCGGCCCTAACCCCTTGGCTAGTCACCTATGGGACGGGAAGCTAGTAGCCCTCAAGCCCGCTTAGGCAAATTGGTAAAGCCGCTTGACTTAGGATCAAGTGCATGGGGGTTCGAATCCCTCAGCGGGTACGGTCCTTACGTGCGTTCACTCGTGCGCTGGGACACTTTCTAGGTGTAGCTCAGTAGGCAGAGCGCGCGGTTTGGGACCGTGAGGCCGTAGGTTCGAAACCTGCCACTTAGACCATGTACTGAATTCAGTACCTGCTTATGAGAGCAAGTCGAGTGCCTTGCTGAGTCGCTTAGGGTCGTGCTTGAAATGGCCCAAGGCTCGTGCGCAGGGCTTGCAGATGACTCCGCGAATCTCGCCGGTCTCCTTGTCCTGGTAGACGCTGTTCGGGTCATCCTCGCTTCCCTCCTTGCCGCAGATGTCGCAAGGGGATGTGCGTAGCTCAACGTACTCGTCAAGGGTGAGCCCAAGGCTACGTGCCGATTCTTTGATCTTTGAGTCACGGTGGCTATGGGGCTTGCTTTGCATGCGGTTGCGCTGAGCGTCTGCCTTGCATTGCTTGCACTGTGAGCCGTAGCCGTCCGCACGGTTAGCGTCCTTGCCAAAGGCCGTTAGTGGCTTGTCCTCGTTGCACGCTGTACATACCTTAGTTTCCATAGCCTCAGGCTATCACCTAGCACGTACTGAATTCAGTAACTGCTATCCCCGGGTGTGTGTATCCCACCCCCTTCTATTGAGCCCCCCTGTGTGTGCTCATAGCCCCCCTTCTCTCTATGCCCTACCCCCTGCATTGCCTACCCCCCCTGGATAGCCCATGCCTAGTAAGCCTCGTACCCCATGCTCTGTACCTGGGTGCCCTGAGCTAACTACAGGTGGTAGGTGTGCTGAGCATAAGCGTGAGGCCAATAAGGATCGCGCATCACGTGGTGGTGCTGTGTACACGACCAAGTGGCAGCGTGTACGTAAGGCATACATCTATGCGCATCCTTGGTGCTTGCTCTGTGCTCGTGCTGCGACAGTGGCTGACCATTACCCATTGAGTCGTCGTGAGCTTGAGGCTAAGGGTGATCCGAACCCTGATAGCCCCAAGCACCTACGACCCTTGTGCACGTCGTGTCATAACAAGGAGACGGCTAAGCATCAACCTGGTGGTTGGGCTCATGAGCGAGGCGCACAGAGTGTGACGTTGAATGCTTACGGACGGTTCGCAAACGACACTGATTTGTCACGCTGAGTACCCCCACCCTGGGGGGTGACCCCCTCCCCCCTCGTACGCCGAGCGGCAGGGAGGCAAAAACCTACGATGGCTGATCAGACCGTTCCTGCGGAGGTGACTGAGCGTGGCCGTACCTGGCGCCAAGCCCAAGCCTCACCTAACGGCGGTCCGTGAGGGCACGTTCCGTGCTGACCGACAGTCGGCCGGTGCCTCGTTCGCTCCGTCGGCTCCTCGTGAGCCTGACTGGGAAGACGTGTTGCCCGGCAAGCTCAAGGGTCACAAGGACGTTCGCGCCAAGGCTGCTGCTGTGTGGTCAACGACCATTCCGGCGCTCGTCATGTCCGCTGGTCTGTCGGACCCTCAGCGTGAAACGGCCGTTGAGTATTGCATTACCGCCGCCCGCATCTGGCAGGCAGAGCGTGAGCTTTCCCGTCAAGGTCTCGTTGTCGAGACTGAACGGGGCATGGTCAAAAACCCGTGGATCACCATTGTCAATCAGTACCGGTCTCACTTCCGGTCGCTAACGGGTGAGCTTGGTCTTTCCCCTTCCTCAGCGGCAAGGATCACGCCGCCTGAGTCTGGGGGAGAGGATGACGACGTTTTCGACTGACGAGTTTGACCCTGATTCTCTGCCGGTTCCGTACGAGGCTCTGATTGAGCTTGGGATGACGGACGAGGAGATCAGGGATGCTTGGGAGCGTCGGCCCCTCGTCAACGCTATGCAGGCGCATGCGCGCGAGGGTGCCTACTTCTCGGTTGAGCATGCGGCCCGTGCGCTTAAGGCTATTGAGTCGTTCAAGCACACCAAGGGCCGTTGGGGCAACTCACCGCTCAAGCTTCAGACTTGGCAAAAGGTGTGGGTTGTCTTCCCCATCTTCGGTTGGCTTTGGTATGACCCTGAGGTTGAACGGGACGTACGCGTTATCCGTTCGGTCTGGATTGAGGTTCCGCGTAAGGCGGGTAAGTCAACTCTCTCCTCGGGCATCGGCCTAGCTCTGCTCCTCGCTGACCGTGAGGTTGGTGCTGAGGTCTATGCGGCCGCAGGTTCGCTTGAGCAGGCTCGCCGTGTGTACGAGGACGCTAAGCGTATGGCGGAGACTTCCAAGGCCGTACGCGGCCGTGTGGAGATCCTGAGGAACGTTCTTCGGGTGCCTCGCACGGGTGGCGTCTTCCGCGCGCTCTCTAAGATCGCTGAGACCGCACACGGCTTGAACGTGTCCGGCGCGATCATTGATGAGGTTCACGTTCATAAGTCGCGTGACCTCGTTGACGCGATCGAGACTGGAACGGGCGCTAGAGATCAGCCTCTCATTGTGTTCATTACGACCGCAGATGAGGGCGAAGAGGGTTCGATCTACGACGAGAAGCACACGTATACGCGTCGTGTCGCTGAGGGTGTCGTTACCGACCCTGGTCACTACGGCGTGATTTGGGCTGCTCCTGAGGATGCGGACCCGTTCGCTGAGGAGACTTGGCGACGCGCTAACCCGGGGCTTGGTGTTTCCCCCTCGTTGTCGTATCTGCGACGTGAGGCCGAGAAGGCTAAGTCAACCCCCTCGTACTTCCCGACGTTCTGCCGACTGTCTCTCAATCGCCGTATGCGCTCGTCTATCCGGTGGCTGCCTATGCCGCTGTGGGATGCGAATGCCGGAACGGTGGACGAGAAGAAGTTCCGCTATCGCCGTGCATGGGGTGGCGTCGACCTTTCGGCCGTGTCTGACCTTTCCGCTTGGGTGCTCGCTGTTGAGTCTCGCCAACCGGGGGTTGAGCTTGAGCTTGTCTCGCGCTTCTGGCTACCCGAGGAGCGTGTTGACGAGCTTGAGGCTCAGGTTCAGATGCCGTTGCGTCAATGGGCTCGTGAGGGTTGGCTAACGCTGACTGAGGGCGACGCTATCGACTACGGCACGATTGAAAAGCAGATCATTGCCGACTGTCGCCGGTTGAACGTTCAGCGTGTGAGCTATGACCGCATGTTTGCCGGTCAGCTTGTGCAGCGCGTTGACCAGAAGACCAAGGGTGTTGATGTCGTCCCGGTCGCGCAGACCTACTTGGGTATGTCCCCGGGCTCTAAGGAGCTTGAGCGGCTGCTACGCGAGGGACGCGTCAAGCATGGTGGTAATCCCATCTTGCGTTGGAACGCTGCTTGCGTAGAGATCTACGCCGACGGTAACGACAACATCCGTCCGCGTAAGCCGGACCGTCATCAGTCCAAGGCTCGTATTGATGGTATCGCTGCGGCTGTCATGGCCCTTGACGGTTATGTCCGTCGGCCCCTCAAGAAGTCCCGCGCTGCTAGCGCGTAGGCAACTACTGAATTCAGCAACTGACCACCTAGGGAAGGGGGTTGACGCATGGCTGAGACCCCCGCTCAGGTGCTAGTCAGGCTGTACGCCAAGCTCAAGAAGCGTGGCGCTAACGCCAGGAAGTACGGCGCCTACTACAACGGAGAGCACAACCTCAAGTTTGCGTCTCCGGAGTTTTCGAATATCGCCGGTGACCTATTCGACGGGTTCGCGGACAACTGGACTCAGGTAATTGTTGACTCGACGCTTGAGCGACTAATGCCTATGGCGTTCCGTCTTGATGACGGGTCGCTTGACTCGGATGCGTGGGACTCTTGGCGCCGCAATGAGTGCGATGTTGAGATCAGCCTTGCGCTGCTTGAGGCTCTGATTTCGGGTCGCTCGTACGCGCTCGTGTGGCGTCCGGACGGGCCTGAGACTGAGATCACGTTCTATGACGCGACGAGTGCAATCGTCGAGTACGTCCCGGGTAAGCGCCGTGTACGCCGGTACGGGATGCTGATTTGGACGGACGATGCGCGTGAGTACGCGACGCTGTTCACTCCTGATCAGGTGTTCCGATTCTCTCGGCCTATCGGCTACGCCGGTGCGGACGACTATGAGAACAACATGGGTGTCTTTGGTTCGGGCACTTGGGTGCTTGAGACTGAGTTGCCTAACCCGCTCAAGGTTGTTCCGCTCGTCGCTTTCGAGAACCGTGCTCGCCTACAGGGCAAGCCGGTTTCTGAGGTTGCCAACGTTGCTCCGCTACAGGACACCGTTAATACTCTCTGGGCTCATCTGCTGACCAACTCTGACGCTCTCGCGGTTCCCGCGCGTGTGGTTACCGGCATGGACCGGCCTACGCGTGAGATCACGGACGACGAGGGTGAGGTTGTCGGGGAGGAAGACCTACCGCTTGAGCCGTACCGGTCTAACCGGCTGCTCTGGCTTGAGTCTGAGTCTGCGGGTATCGCTGAGTTCTCGGCTGCTGACCTCACGAACTACACGAACGTGATCGGTACGGCCGTTCAGCACATTGCCGCGCAGACGCGTACGCCTCCGCATTACCTGCTTGGTCAGGTGGTCAACATCAGTGCGGACGCGCTAGCGGCTGCTGAGTCTGGTCTTGTGGCCAAGGTGACCGAGCGTCAACGGTTCTTCGGTGCGTCGCTCCGTGAGCTTATGCGGCTGGACGCGCTTGCCAAGGGTGATGCGGCTCGTGCTGACTCTCTGGCCCTTGGGTCGGTTGTGTGGCGTGATCCGCAGTTCCGTTCTGACGCGCAGTACGCCGACGCGCTTACCAAGCTCAAGGCAATCAACGTTCCGGATGAGGCGCTGTGGGAGCGAATCCCGGGTGTGACTCCGGACGAGATTGAGCGTTGGAAGACGATGCGTGATGACCAGGCTGCCGCGATTGTCGGGGGCAACATTGCGGGTCTGTTTGGCCCTAAGCCGGACGATGCTCCGGCAGAGCAGCCGACCGACAACGCGGGTGGGGCACCGGAGGGGGTCTAAATGGCCGTCTCCGGGGCTCTGGCCCAATCTAGGTATGACGAGACCACCTCGGTTACGCGAGGCGTTCTAGAAGCCGTTCAGGGGCTTTGGCGCGATGCCACCCCGGACCGGATCCTCAGCGCGATGCAGGGGGAGACCGGTAGGCAGATCCTGAACGCGGTACTTGCCGGGCAACTGTCGGTTGCTCAGGGTGCCCAATCGTTCGTGACTAGCGTGATGATGTCTCAGGGTGCGGCATTCGGCCCCCTTGGGCGGCTCGTGCCTGGCTCGCTCGCCGGTCTGGCGTCTGACGGCCGGAACCTTGCAACTCTCCTGTATCTACCGGCTGTTACGTCGGCGCAGGGGATTGCTGCGGGCATGACGGCTGAGGATGCGGCAATCCTCGGTCTCAACCAAATGGCCAAGTTTGTTGCAACGACTCTTGCCGACACGTCCCGCGCTGCTACGTCGGTTGCGATGGCTGCTGAGCCTCGCTGCGTGTCGTACGTGCGAACGGTGCGTCTTCCGGCTTGTTCGCGTTGCATCATCCTGGCCGGTCGTCAGTACAGCTACAGCGAGGGTTTCAAGCGTCACCCTGGTTGCGATTGCGGCATGGAACCTATGAGTGACGAGGAGTGGCGTAAGTCGGCTAGCCCGGAGGATCTGTTTAGGCAGATGTCTCCCGAGCAGCAAGACAAGGCATTCGGCAAGGCCGGTGCTGACGCGCTCCGTAATGGCGCTGACATCGGTCAGGTGGTCAACGCTCGTCGCGGTATGGCTACGGCCACGAACGGCAAGAAGGTTACGACCGAGGGCACGACCAAGCGCGGTATTGGCGGTAAGGCTCTCGTTCGAAACGGGGCCGAGCTTGAGAAGCAAGCCGGTAAGAAGTACCGGCGTGTTGGTGAAGCCCGGCTCATGCCCGAACAGATTTTGAAGAACGCTCACGGCGATCGTGAGTTGCAAATCAAGCTTCTCAAGAAGCATGGATACATCGTTTAGGAGCGATTCCTAGTGCCTGACAACCCCAACCCGAACGGCCCGGCTGACAGCTCGCCCAAGGACGGTGACCCTAACGAGGGCACCGGGAACGCTCCTGAGAACGGCCCTGAGGGCACGGACGGGAACGAGGGCAAGCCCAAGGATGGTGACACCGACCTTGGCGACGCCGGTAAGAAGGCTCTCAGCGAGGAGCGAGCGGCCCGTAAGGCTGCTGAAAAGGAACTTGCTGAGATCAAGGCCGAGTCCAACCGGCTACGGCGTACGAATGCTGCCACCAAGGGCACTGACCTTGAGGCCATTCGGGATGAGATCCGCGCTGAGTTCAACGCAGAACGGCTCAAGGACAAGGTTGCCCTTGCTGCTGCGGGTCGCTTGGCGGATTCGTCGGACGCTGCACGCTTTCTTGACCTTGAATCTCTCTCGGCTGACAAGCCGGAAGCGATCAAGGCTGCTCTAGACAAGCTCCTGACCGACCGCCCGTATCTCGCTGTTAAGGACGGCGAGAAGGGTTGGGGCGACGTTGGGGGCGCTCAGCGTAAGGCTGTTGAGCCTGAGCCTAAGTCTCCGCTTGACCGTCTGCGTCGCAGCTATGGCAGCAACTGAATTCAGTAGTTGCTAGCCCCGTTCAATTCACTACGAAAGGTGAGCCCCCATGGCTCTAACTCTGCCTGAGGCTGCAAAGCTCTCTGAGACCGATCTACAGCGTGGCGTCATTGAGACGTTCGTTCAGGAGTCGCCGGTTCTCGACCGTATCCCGTTCCTGACTATTCAGGGCAACTCGTATGCGTACAACGAGGAGGCGACCCTACCGGGTGTCTCGTTCCGTAACGTGAACGAGACCTACACCGAGTCGACCGGTACGGTTAACCAGAAGTCTGAAAGCCTCGTGATTCTCGGTGGCTACGCGGATGTTGACCGGTTCATCGTTCAGACTCGCGGCAACCTCAATGATCAGCGCGCTGTTCAGACGCGTATGAAGGTTAAGGCTGCGGCGTACAAGTTCCAGGATGCGTTCTTTAACGGTGACACTGCCGTTGACGCCAAGGGCTTTGACGGTCTGAAGAAGCGTCTTACCGGTTCTCAGGTGCTCTCTGCGGGCACGAACGGCATGGGTCCGGTTGCGGGTGGCCATGACTTCTTTGACGCTCTAGACGCGCTCATTGCTCAGGTTCCCGGCCTGTCTGCCGGTAATGGCGCCCTGTACGCCAACCGTTCGGTTATCGCCAAGGTCAAGAGTTCTGCTCGGCGCCTTGGTGGTGTGGACATGGTCAAGGAAGCCCTAACCGGCAAGATCGTGGCCACGTACAACGGCATTCCGCTTCTCGACCCGGGCCAGACTGCGGCCGGTGCGGACATCCTTCCGCAGACCGAGACTCAGGGCACGTCTAACGCTGCGTCCTCGGTCTACGCGGTCAAGTTCGGTGCGGACGAGGGCGACCGTGGTGTTACCGGTCTGACCAACGGTGGCGTTCAGGTTCAGGACATGGGTCTACTGACCTCGGCTCCTGTTTACCGTACGTTCCTTGAGTTCTACACCGGTCTTGCCCTCTTCGGTGGCAAGGCTGCCGGTCGTCTGACTGGCGTCATTGCCGCGTAAGGAGTAGGGGTTGCCACCGCGTAAGAAGGTTGCGACCGCTACCCCCTCGTGTCCGGATTCCTGCGGTTCCTCGTCTCGGGTTGAGAGCTACAACGCTTCTCGCCCGGACGGGGAACCGGTTCAGGTGGTCCGGTGCATTGAGTGCGGTGCTCAGTCGGTCGATAGCACTTCCTGAATTCAGGAGTTGGTCTAGTGCCGGGTCTACCACCCCTTGCAACTATTGATGAGCTAGCGACTTGGATGCAGGTGGACCCGGCTTCACTTCCGGTGTCTGCGTCGCTAGCGCTTGACACTGCATCTGCGATTATCCGGGCTGAGGCTCGGCAGCATTTCACGCGCCGTTCAACCACGGTGACGCTCTATCCTGAGTCGGTCACGTCGTGGGGGAGTGTGGCTCACGTTCGTACGTGGGTTGTTCTCCCTCAGCGTCCAGTCATTGAGGTTGCGTCAGTCGTTGACGACGAGGGGGCGCCGGTTGCGTACAAGCTAGTGCGCGACACGTTGACCCTTGAGCGGCCCTGTGAGGCTGTCTCCGTGACGTACACGCACGGGTACGCGGAAGTGCCCGGGGACGTTAAGGCGGTCGCTCTAAGCGCTGCCTCACGCGTCCTGAACAACCCTGCCGACATTCGCCAAGAGGCGGTAGGCAGTCTGTCTGTCACGTATGCCGCTGAGACTATCGGCGCATCTCTCGCCCCTGCGGACAAGGATCTACTTGCCCGCTACCGGCGCCGCGCGTCCACTGTGAGGCTCGGATGAGTCTCCTAACGGCCGATACGGCAACGGTCGTCCGGGCCCCGTACAAGACAGACAAGTACGGGAACACGTCGACTGAGCGCGATTGGTCTAAGGCCGTTCGGTCCCCGTTGGTCGGTGTGAGTTTCCAGCCGGATTCCAGCACTGAGCCAACGGGGGACCGGCCCTTTGTGGTCACTGGTTATCGGCTGATCACGCATCGGGGCATGGATGCTGACATTCTCCCGACCGACCGGGTTGAGGCGTACGGCATGACCCTTGAGGTTGATGGGGAGGTTGCTCGGTTCCGCCTTGGTGGTCGTGTCCATCACGTTGAGGTACGGCTTAAGAGGGTGACACCGTGAGCAACGTTCGCATCACGTACAACTTTGATTTCATCCGCTCTCTTCCAAAGAACGTCAAGGCCGGGCATGTGGTTTTGGCTGAGGCCAACCGCATGAAAAGCGGAGTTGAGGGGGAGGGAGTTGAGGCCAGGATTGACTACCAGGCTGACGGTTCCCGCTTCCGTGCCGCAGTAATTGCCGGTTACGAGGAGACGGCTACCGCTGAGAACACCCGTAAGGCTCTCCTGAGGAATCTAGGGGGCTCGGGTGGGTAAGCCGGTGGTGTTCTTCCCGGACGCCGTTCTAGTGGCTATTCAGTACCTCAGGGGCGCGCTTGGTGTCCCTGCCTATTCGCAGGTGCCTGAGGTTCTTCCCGCTGAGTTCATTCGGGTTGAGCGCTTGGGTGGTATGCGAAACACGCTCGTTACGGACCGACCCCGTATCGACATTGAGTGTTGGTCGGATAGCGAGGAAGACGCGGAAGCGTTGATGAGTCGGGCTCGCGCTTACGCGCTCGCTATGGCCGGTAAGCGTGGCGACACCACGGTTTACAACGTGGCTGAGGTCACCGGCCCTCAGTACCTCCCGCATGCGGAATCGGGCAAGGCCCGTTACGTGTTCGCGGTCGAGTTTTCAACCCGTGCCCTTGCAATGTGACCCTGCGTATACCGCCGGCACGGGAATTCATATACGCACAGTGACGAAAGGCTGAACCGTGGCAGGTGACATCGCCAACCCCCGCCTATGGGAAGGTGCGGACCTTTGGACCGCTCCTGTAGGTACCGCGCTTCCGACGACTCTCGACGTTGCTATGTCGACCGTTGCGGATTGGAAGGCTGTTGGTCTTCTTTCCGAGGATGGTGCTAGCGAGGCTCGCGACGAGGACACGAGCGACTTTTACGCATGGGGCGGGAAGCTGATTCGTACTCAGCGCTCCAAGCACAAGCGGACCATTTCGGTTACGTGCCTTGAAGACAACCTAGTTGTGTTCGGCCTCGTGAACCCCGGTAGCACCGTTACTACGACTGCCGGTGTGAATACCCGCACCATCAAGATTCCCAAGAGTGAGAAGCGCTCGTTCGTCCTTGAGCTTATGGACGGCGACGTTAAGAAGCGTCGGCACATTCCGACTGCTGAGATCACGGAGGTTGGTGAGACCACGCTCTCTGAGTCTGACCTACAGGCTTTCGAGCTGACTATCACTATCTACCCGTCCGTTGATGACGTCCTGTACCTGGACATTGACAACGACCCTCAGACGGCCGTGACCGAAACCCCGTAATACCACTTCCTGAATTCAGTACCTGATACCCCCGAATAGGAGCGTTCCCGTGCCCACGAAGAACGACGTTACCGGTAAGCCTTTCTCCGTTGAGTTCAACGGCGACACGTACGAGGTTGCCCCCGCTGAGGAGTGGGACCTAGACGTACTTGAGGCCATTGACGAGAACAAGCTAACCCATGCGCTCAAGGCTCTGCTTGGTGACGAGCAGTACGCCACTTTCCGCGCGACGAACAAGAAGGTCAAGGATCTTGGCGCTTTCTTCGACGTTGCCGGTAAGCAGGTTGGCGCGGGAAACTCCTAAGCCTCCTCGCGTTCCTGCGGGAACACGGGGACGCTGTTGAGGCTGATCTAGCCTTTCGGGGTATTGACCTACTCGACATGTGGCGGGGGACTCT